AATAATGGCTGAAGCAGTTACAGCAGCAATGATCCTTGGACTTATCATTGGTGGATTTGTATGGATCTGCTTTTCAGAGATGAATAAATGATACGTTGGTATGATTATGTAGCAGCATTCATAGTTGCAGACTTAACAGCTGCACTTTTCTTTGGTATACCAGGTTTTGGTGGTGTTGCTGCATATCTTCTAGTGTTTTATGTTTGGGATTATTATTGCGAATATCGTAAGGATGCGGAAGGTGTTTGAAACTCTAATGTTGGCTTCATTGCCGTGGCTTATTGTATTATATCACTATGTTCGTTTAAGTATTACAGGCGAATTTGAATATCTTTGGAATAGCCGAGAAATTTACGAAGAAGATATACAATAAAAAAAGGGAGGCCCGAAGACCTCCCAGTTAACGTCCGGTTAACCCGGCTTCTTGTTATTAGAACAAGTTTGTTACACGTACTGTGCGGTAGTACTCGTTAGTGTTTGCTGTAAGAGCACCTTCACCTTGAGTTGTACCTTGTGCAAATGGGTTAGCAACCATGCCGTAACGAGTTTTGAACCCGATTTTTGGCTGGAATGTGTTTTCCCCAATTGCGCGAACCATCTGTAGTGGTACGTATGGGCAGTAGAATAGGCCAGCATCGAATGCGCTTGAACCTTTGTAACCTACTGTCATATAGTTACCAGTTGAATATGGATCGATGTATACGCGGTAACGACCATTTAGTACACCAGCGAATGTGTTTCCTGTGTCGTCTACGTTTAGAGCATTTGAGTTCAATGCTGGAGCGTAGTCTAGAACACCAGCCATCTGTAGAGCAGAAGCAACGTCTGAAGAACAGATAACGATGTTACCTTTCCCTCTACGTGTACCTTTTGCGATCGAGTTCGCTTCTTGCTCAATTTGGAACATAAGTCCTTTGAACTTTTCAACTGACCAACGACCGTTTGCATCTACGTCTAGATCGAATGTACCTGAAGAAGCTGTGCCTGTAGCACCTTTTTTCGCTGTTTGGTAGATTGTACGAACTAGTTCGCGGTTGATTTCTGTCAAGATTTCTGACTGCAGAATGTTTGCCAATTCTGTTTCAGCGTCTAGACCATGTACTGCACGTAGGTCTTGCGCCAATTCAGTTGTGTATTCTGCTTTCAATGCACGTGACTTAGCTGACACTGTGACTTTCTCGATTGAGAATGCCATTTCTGCCATTGTACCACCGTCGCCAAGATCTTCTGCATCACCTGTATCCAGACCACCAACAGTTGAGAACAATGTTGTGTTTGCTGAATCACTTACAGGAATTGAACCAACTTGGCTTCCTGATGCGCCTGAGAAACCAGTTTCTACTTCGTTGTAGAATGTTTCTGTACCAGACTGCGATGTTTGACGTGAACGCATTGCGAAGATCAAGCCTGTTGGGCCTGTCATTGGCTGAACGCCTGCAATATCATACGCAATCAAGTTTGGCATTGAGCGACGTACTAGGCTGATCAATACTGGGTCATAACCAGCTGTTGGGCCAGTTGCTGTTGATTGGCCGCCAAATCCGCCTGTGCCGGCGTCGTTGGCTGGGCTTTCCATCAAAAGCGAGCTCATGTTTGCTGACAAGTCGCCAGATTCTTGAAGAGCTTTTTCTGTGTTTTCAAGAATAGTCGCTGTTACGGCTTTCTTGTGATTGTCTTCAATTGTCGAGAAAGAGTCGTGCTCAAGAATTGGGCCCCACTTTTCGACAAGAGCTTGATAGTTTGTCTGTGACATTTGGTTCTATCTCCTTGTTTGGGTTTACTGTTTTTATTTATATAATTACTGTTTTCAAAGGGTTATTTTTTCGCGTTCAGAGCCTCAACGAGAGCATTGACTGAAGCATAATCAGAGACCGGAGCCTTTGGAGCTGCTTCCTCAGTCAAGATCTCTTCTTCCTCAACTTCTTCATTTACAACTGGCTTGTCTTCATTAAAGAATGATTCTTTCAATGTTTCCAAGTTTGCAGTGTACTCATTAATGTTTGCGAAGTCTAGCTTTTCTGAAAGTGACTTAAGGCGTTCGCGTTGTGTCATTGTCATGCCTTCAGACATTTCATCAAAGACCTGTGCCGCACGATATGCAGCAATTTCTTTTGCAAGCTCGACATTTTCATTAATGCGCTCATTTGCAAATTCTTTGATCTCATCGAGTTCTTCTTCAAGCTCAGCAACAACGTCAACTGTATCTTCGTCAACTTCAATGTTGTGCTCTTCGAATAGTCCACGTAGACCGTCCATTAGAGATTCAGCCATTTCTACTTTAATGCCTGTTTCAATTGCTAGTTCATTTTCTTGCATCCACTCTTCTACAACGTAGTCTAGATATGAATCAAGATTTTCAACCATTGTCTCTACAGTAGACTGAATAGATTCATTCATTTCTTCTGTAAGTTCAGCAATTTTCTCTTCAGCAATTACAGCGGCTTTTTCATTTGCAGATGCATTTACTGCGGCTTCAAAAACCAATGTCGCTTTATTTTTAAATTCTTCTGAAAGATCCATGCCGTCAAACATTTGAGCAACTGACTCTTCGATCGAAATTACTTCCTCTTCGATGATTTCTTCAGTTACTTCTACATCTTCTGCAGTTGGAACTCTTTCGCCGGCTTTTTCTTGGCCTGGCGTTGGTGTATCAATTTTATCCGCTTTTGGATCAACTGATTTTTTAACGTCTGCTGGCTTCTTTTTGACTGCTCCACCTTGTGGTGTTACTGGGTCTTCAACAGTTGAGACGCCGTCATCAGCTACGAACTTTTCTTCGATTTGTTCTGACATAGTGGTACTCCTCTATTAGTAAGTTATTCTATTACGATATTTATACAAACTTTAATTTCTAATTGAATTGATAAATTTGGTAAACGCTGCAGCGGCTACGCCTTCATCAATCTGGTGGACTGTTCGCTTATAATGTCTTCTCACTTCCTTTTGAATTTCTTCTACAACTTGAATAGCTTCTTCTTGTTGCGCAGCTGGCAACCAGGAGCTAGTAGCAATATCGTAATAAAATTCAACGTTTTCCATCATACCCTTAACAAAGCAATCAGGCCCAGAAGGATCTGTAACAATATCAACAGTTGCAAGGTGGAAATCATCTTGTACTTCCATGATGCCTTCCTTTGTAGGTTTTACTGAACCAAGGCCTCTAGTTGAAACCCCAATAGTAATTCCTTCGTCAAGCAAATTCTTGACAATTTCTCCCATAGGAGTACCAAGAATTTTGGCCTTACCAATAAAATTAGAACCATCTTGTTTCATTTCAGTGATAAGGTGAGAAACTCTATCTCCATTAATGGTTGGACCTTCTGGATGACCGAGTTCGCCAATTGCACGCTTAGTATCAATATAATCTTTTTGATAGCGATTCATTTCTTTTTGTAAAACAGCAGATGGGTAGATACGTCCATTACGATTCTTAACGTCACCTTGCATAAAGATACCTTCAATGAAATGCGATTTTTTACCAGTCGCTTCATCTAAAGTAGTGCTATATGACGCTTCTTGAATTTCTGTAATTAATTTCATCTACCTGTCCTCATTTGTTCTTTATATTTATAATTATTTTAAATTCCTATGCTTTATATGCAACAGGTGTGCAAGATAAAGTTGCAGTAGAGGCAATCTTATCAGTTGCCGCTTTTTCTACATACTCAACACTTCCAGCAGGCATCTTAAACGTACCAAGAGTATCATCGTCAGAATTTGTAATTGTAACTGTAGCTGCGCTTGCAGCAAAGCAACGAACTAGCGTTGCTGAGCTTACAGTGCTTGCTGTTGTTACGTCTACAGCGGAACCTTTTACTTTGATAATACTTGGCATTATAGAGCCTCTCTTGCAAATCCTAGAATTTCTTTAAATCCTGCTTTATCTTTCATAAGTACCTTACGCATTTCGCGCGCATTGCGAGCATTTAAATCTTTAAAAAACTGTGTAAGTAGCTGAGCATCTTGACGTGAAATCTTAACCTTTTCTCCATTATCCAATGATAGATTTGATGCATTAAACTTTACTGCTTCTTCCAAACTTACTGCCTCTGGAATATCAAATGGAGCTTTTTTCAAAGATACTTTATCTTTTGGAGCAGCTTTTGCTGAAGCTAGAGCACGGCGCATTTGCTTAACAGACAATGGTTTACCCTTTTCTTTTTTTGTTGCTTCAGAAACTTTTTTAATTCCTTTGTACATTGCTAGTTGGCGTGAATCTTTTTCGCCAGAGTTTTGAGCTCTTTTTTCAGCCTTTTTAATTGCTTCGGCAGTATTACGGCCTTTTACTCTTTGAGGCTTATGACCCGTTTTAAAAGTTACATGCCATTCTGAGTGCGCTTCATTAACACTTTCATCCATTGGACCAATATGATTATCCATTACGTGTTTTACGTCGGCTTTCTTGCCTCTAAGAGTGATATGCTTTCCACCATACATAGCATATTTTTGTCCACGAACTGTGCTTACTTTTACATTTCTTTCTTTAGCAGCAGCTTTCATATCGTGATGTTCTTCCTCACCATGTTCACCAGTATAATCAAATACGTGATGAGTGTAGTTATGGTCAGGTCCACCAGATTTTGGTAGCTCATCCGCAGATTCTTTATGCATCATTCTGTCAATAGCTTTTTCTACACCTTTTTGGCGCTTACGAGATTTTACAAATTGTTTAGCAAAACCTTTGCTATCTCCACGACCACTCAATTCCATTGCATGACCGGCTCTTGCCGCGGCGTCGTCAGATGCTTTTTTAGCGTAAGACCCTAGAGTCTTTTTTGAAACTTCATCCAACTCTACTTCTTCGTTGGTTTTGCCTGTAGCATATCCATAAAGTGTAGCCATTTCTTTTACTGCGGCCGCAAGTTTATTTTGAAACCATTCTTCTGGATCATTTGTTTCATCAACATATTGCTGAATTCCTTCAAGATAATGTGAAGCAGCTCTTAACGCGTTTGACATCATTGGCTTTTCTTCTGATGGATCTTCTTGGAGATCTACATCTTCGTCAATATCTCTTGGCATTGAAAAAGGTTTTTTATCTGAATATGCTTTATCATAAGCGGCTTGATCTAAACCTTTCTTATAGTCAGCAAGACGAGGCTTTGTATCAACAGTGCCTTTAAAAATGTGTTCTTGACCTGACGGTTGAGCATCTCTTTTATCAACAGTATGCTGATCTTTAAAGGCTTTTTCTTCCGCTGACTTCGGTTGAGCAACCTCTGATATTAAATTTTTGAATGACTTTGCCATTTTTAACTCCTAGTGATTCTGTTTTTATTTATAAAAAAACTACACGTCCTGTTGCTCTTGGTCAGGATCGGGGTTTTCAGCCTTTTCAGCTTCAATTTGTTCCTTCATTTTTTCTGCTTCGTCTTCAGTCATTTGAAGGATATTAGAGATAACCCATTCTCTTGAATAGTATACACCGACATGTTCTTCAACATCACGAAGAGTTGTCATGCGCTCTCTAAGTAATTCTGTTTGTTTTAATTCTTCAAAGTAGTTATCTTTTACAAAATCAAAACGTAATTTATTTTTAATTTGTGCAAATTCTTCAGGTGTCATAATACCCTTTAGAACAAGCTGTTTTTCAAGCAAACCATTAAATAAACCAGCAAAACGTGCGCGCATACGATTAATAAACTTAGCAAATTTTACTTCATCACGAGTAGTTTCAGTAGATCTACCAAACGTATACATTGTTTCTGGTTCTAGTCGAGTAAGCGGCACCTTCAAAGATTTGTAAAGTTTTCTTTGAAAGTATTGCATATTTGTATCATCTGTCAAAGCAGCGGATTGACCGCCTGCCATAACATCGACTTCAGTAGATCTTTCACCACCACGACGTGGGAACCAAAAATCTTCTGTCATCGTCATCATCTTACGAGCGTCTGATATTTCGCCAGTTGTTGCATTGTATTGCAACTTATTCTTATGGCGAGTCATCATATCACGAAGATATTGTTCTGCTTTTGACTTGGGTAAGTTACCAACGTCAATATAGAAAATACGACGTTCTGGAGCTCTTGTCAATGTGTAAATAACTGTAGCATCTTCCAACATGCGAAGTTGGTTAAGAGGCTTAATTGCTGGATGAATATGAGAAAGAACTAAAGAATTATTCTCGTTCATTTGACCTGAAGTAATACGTACTACAGAATCCTTTGAAATACGATATCCAGTGGTGCCGGTTCCCGTTCCAGCAATTCCGCCAGAAGAAGAAAATCCATTTTCAGAATACATATAATATTCTGCTTTTACTTTTTTAATTGGTATGCCGGAATGCGGATCCTTATCTTTCTTATCCATTTCACGAATAAGTTTAATTTTACGAGGATCTACATATCTAAGTTCAGCAATACCACGTTTTAAATCGTTATTATCAATCATTATATGATAATTTAAACGACCATCAATATAGAATTTTGCAAAAATATCATAAGCTTGATTTCTAAAATCAAGCAAGCTTAAAACTTCTTCGAATTCTTCTCTAATTTTGTCTTGAACTTTTTCTGGTAGATCAGTATCTTCAAGTACTACCTCTACAACTTTATCATCAGTATCAACACTAATTGCTTCGTTAACAACCTCATCGATTGCTAAAGCAATTTCAGGCTGCATAGACATTCCACGATATTTAGTCACAAGCTCAGACTCAGTCTTAGCTGTTCCTTCCATGTCAAGCATGGTACCATAGAAGCCGCCTAATGCGTTACCAACAGATATAGCGCCCTGGTCATTAGTTGGTTCAACAAAGGATAGAGGAGGGGATTTACTCTCCTCCTGCTCCCTGGTTATTTCGAATCCAAAGATTTTCACGATTTCATTCCTTCATAATGTAAAAATTAAGTAGTTGGGACGCCGGTGTTACCTTCAACTCTCCACATATCGTACTGGAATGTCATTCCAAATTCTTCGATAACATCTCTTTGATCCCAATCTAACGCAATGCTATCAATTGCAATTGGGAAAATACCTTCAAATACATAAGTACGAAGTGGTGATCCATCTTTGCTGAATTGAGTAACAAGCGCGTTTGATTTATAGTCTTGCGGTAGCGCGCGCAGGTTAGAATCATGCGAATTAATTGCATTCATCCATGCTTCCATTGTATTGCGAATCGCAAAATCTTCATCGTTGATTACTGTGACTGCCCAGTCTCCAAATACACGATCTCCAGCATATTTTACCTGACGACCAAAGTAAGGAAGTTCTACCTGACCTACTGTTGATTCTGGAATAGCTGCTGAACGAACGAGGAACGGAACTTTTGCATCCGCTCCATCGTCAATAGGGTTAGTGATCTGTACTTGGAAGAGCGTAGGACGTGCACCACCACCAACGAGTTCTGATTTGAACTGATTGATATTAAATGCCATATTTTATTCTCCTCTTTAGTATTATTTATTAGCTAATTGCGCCAACAATTTCGTCAAACTCAATACCAGTTCTTGTTGCAACGAACGTAAGTTCAATAACATTAATAGAACGTGCGGGTTGAATAAAGATGTTTGCACGGAATTTGTTTTGATCGATCACAGTAGGTGTGTTAACGGTTGAATCAGATACTACTCTAAAATCAATGATTCCACGACGACCTTGGATGTCTCTTAGGAACGGATCAACGATATTCTTAAACTGTGTTTGAGTAAAGTCATCGTTAAGTTCAAATAAGAATCCCTGCGCTGCAGTAGCAATTGCTTTTTCTACAGCAATGAACAATCTACGAACATTTAGTCTATCAAACGCGCTTTGAGTTCCAAGCAAAGTTTTGTCACCAAATAGCATAATACCTTGTCCAACTTGTGACATTACTGGGTTAATGTCTGAACTGTATAATTGGTCTCTTTGCGCTTTATTTGGATTAAATGCAAGCTTAACAACATTTTTAATAATGCCTTTACGGAAACCAGCCGGTGATTCCCAAACATCAACTCTTGAAGCAAGGCCTGCCATATCGCCATTTAATGGAGTCCAACGATACTTATCGTTGTATTTGTCGTAACGATACTTATAGCCACTGTCTAAGAATGCATAAGATGTACTTTGCAATTTATTACGATAATCGATTGCGTTATTCATCTTAGTATTTGTTGCGGTTGCATCAACGACATCTGATTTAGCTGGTGATAGATAAGCAACACAATCTTTACGATAATCTGCAACATTTGAGATAATGTAATTTGCGCGAGTTGCATCATCATCTGCTTTACCTTGTAAGATAAAGTTAATGTCGATTTCATTTGTGTTTTTAAGTTCATCCCATGCAAATGCTAGTTGAGCCAAAGTTGCATTGCTTTCAGTTTTTGCATCCGTGCCGCCGGCTAAAGACTCATATTTTGATAATTTACCTGCAGCTGTTCCAATTGGATCAGTACCACCAGTAGGAATTACATTTGCTTTAATCCAAGCAGATTGGTTTTCAATTACTGTTTTATAGTATTTGTTGGTGCCATCACTTCTTGTTGCGCCTTCAGTAGTTGAAAGGTTTGAAAATGTTTCAACAACCGTTCCTTCTTCACCAGTAATATCGCCGTCTTCGTCAATTACAACAATGTGAAGGTGATTTGCTGATGGTTTACCTGAAAATAGTCCAGCATGCGCCCAACGTTTTGTAAATGACATTAGGTTTGGATCTGTTTCAGCAAGAGTAAACTTGCCAGTTGTATTAATTACATAATCGTAATGGTCGACAACAGTTACAGCAGTGTTACCCGAACCATATGTTTGATTTACAGCAGTTTCTACAACGCTTGAAACAACAAGTTCTTGGAAGCCCACTGAATCGTTACCAACTTTAAGAATATCGCCAGCTTCTAAATCTGTCATTTGAGCAGTATTAGCTACTTCAAAGTTAAGTGCACTTGAATTAAATGTAAATTGTTGATCTGTAGAATCATCTTGTGCTAAAGTTGGAATATCTCCTACACCAAATAATTCTATTTCGTATCCTGTTGATGAACAATAAGCAACTTCTAATGAATTGCCCAAAGCACCCTGATGTTTAGCGTCAAAAGCGCCGAATGTAGATGATGAAAAGACAATATCGCCATTTGCATCTTCTGTAATATCGTCTGCATTTGCTACTTCACTATCGTCATCAGCACGTACTACATACAAAGCATTTGAATATGCTAAGTAATCTGCTGCAGTAAAGAAAGTTTCGAAGTTGTTATCAGTAGGTTTGCCGAAGCGATTAACTAGTTGTGCTTCTGAAGTAATAAGGATCGGATCATTAACTGGTCCCCAACGGAAGATACCAGCCATAGCGGCTGGAGGTGTCGCGATGGCCGGAACTGTTGCCGATGCGTCCACTTCTCGAACAATGACGGAAGGACTTACGGAAAAAGCCATATTTTTCTCCTTTATATATTAAACGCGTTTATGTTTGTTCTTATTATGACTGATAGTATTTATAAAAATTTGAATTTACTACAAATTACAATCTCAATCCATCATCATAAACTTCATCATCACCAACGTCGATAAATCCAAAAGGCAACAGCTCTTCTTCAATTTGTTCTTCTGATTTTTCTCGAAGCTTCATTAATGTGTTAATATCGGTCATTTCTTTAAAATAGTCTTGGTCTGATAACCAAGCAAATAGCACTAAGTTCATAACCAAATCATCATGACATCCCGGTTCTGCCTCATATGATCCTCTCTTTTTAGAGAATCTTGACAGTTCCTGTAAAGTATTATAGTCTCTTAGTATTAATTGATCTTGCTCAACTAGAGTTTTGAGTAGAGAACATCCTATATTCTTTACAGTTTTTGTTGTTCGAATACCGTTATCTAATCTCTTACCTCCGAACCCCGAAGTAATCTGTTTTCCTCTAGCTCCCATGTTTGCTGTATAAAGAAGGTTTTCATATCCATAATCCATAAGTAAAGTATCAGTTACTTGTTCACCAATATCATTAATTTCAACAAGAACTGCTGCTTCGTTATACATGTTTCCTAATCTATATATAAAGTTGGCAAAGTCGACTGGGCCAATATAATTATCTCTGAATACGCAAACTTGTTGGTATGGCATTTCAGTAATATCAATAATGTTAAAGGTAGAATAGTCCAAACCTTTGCCGCGAGAAACGTCTGCAATCAAAGCGTATTGACGCCCTTCAACTGGCTTGGTATATTGTGTCACACCTTCGCCTTCAGCAAGTGGTCTATCATATGTTAATGCTTTAAGCTTAGAACCATCAATCAAAGTTCCTGAACTTCCGAGGAACTCGCAGCAATATTCTTGTCTAAACTTTTGTTCATCGTAATCTAAAGCTGCAAGAGTTTCATCTCTCCATTTTTCATCTCGCCCAGGTACATCATTCCACATGACTTCAACATATTCGTAGCCATTAGTTCCTTCTTTTGCGCCTTTGCAGGTTTTCCAAAAATGGTTTAGACCATTAGGAGTAGAAGTCATAAGTAATTTAGTTGAATCGCCAGATGAGATAGTAGGATAAACTGATGCGAAGAATTCATCATATCCTTCAATAAATGCGACCTCATCGAGGTATAGGAATGAAATTGATTTACCTCGAATTGCGCTAGAAGATGTAGTACCAGCCAAAACTTGGCACCCATTTTCTAAAGCAATGTTACCTTTGTTCCATTCTTCAACACCTTGTTGTAACCATTTAGGAAGAGCTTCATACGCAAGTTTTACTCGAGCCAATACTTCTCGAGCAGCATCTCCCTTGTTTGCAAGAATAGCAACCGTTTTAAATTCATTAAATAAAATGTAATGTAAGATAATTGCCATCGCGGTAGTTGTTTTACCGGACTGCCTTGCAGTTAGTACGGCAACACGGCGATTATTCGTAATTTTTTCGGTAATTTCCTTTTGATATTCAAACATATCCAGAGGAACAAGACCTTTGTCAACATCCACGATTTTAATATATTGTAAAGCAAAATAAACTGGATCCTTAGCGCATTTCATGAATTCTTTAAGCAGATCTGGAGTCCACTCAATTCCTTCATTTGATCTTTTAAGATTTAAGTTACCAAGATAACCTTTTTCAATCATCGCCTTCGCCTTTAATCATTTTTAATAAATCAGCTGTAGAAACGATTAAATTATTATTAGTAACATTTGTTTCTGATTGCGGCTTATCGCCTTTTTCAAATTTCTTTTTAGAAGAAATATCAACATAATCTTTGTTTGCATCAAGCAATGTTTTCATAAGAGTTGAAACAACTTCAAAGGCTCTAGGAGATTCTGACTGCTTAGCAATTTCTACCATTTCCGCAACTGCGTCATCTCCCATTTCGATAATGTTTTTAACATTTTGACGAGCTAGTTCTAAATCTGCTTGGTGCTCGTCATCTGATGAGGATGGAACAATTTCACCCTGTGATACTTCAGCTGGCAAAGTATCATCGTAACCTTCAGGCTCAATGGGTTGTATTTCTTGTTTAATTTCTTTTAAAGGCCTTATTCCAAGAGCCTTTGAAATTTTATCATTATCTGACATTATTTATTCCTCTTCAACGATCGTCGTAATGACTCCCCAGTTGTCATCAAACTCAATTTGTGTATATGGAATTGAACTACCAGTTGGAGCTGCTACTGTGACAAGTGGTGCGGTTCTATATCCTTTACCTTGATTAATAATTGTAATTGATTCAATGTCACCATTTTCAGTAATAGAAGCATTTGCAGTAGCAGTATTTGAAACAGGTGCATCAATTGTTACGTTTGCGCTATCATAAAATTCACCAGCATCTGTTATAGAAATTGCAGTTACTTCTCCGCTTGTTACCGTTGCGGTGGCCGTTGCTTGGAAATCTGAACGATCTGCATTTGGTGCAGTGATTGTAACTGTTGGAACACTTGTATAATTTTCTCCAGCGTTGTCAATATCAATTGAAGCAATTTTTCCATTCACAACATTTGCAGTCGCAGTTGCATTTACTTTATCCCAATTTTCTGTAATAAACGATCCGCTAATTGCAGTGTTTGGCAAATCAATATCGCCAACAGTAAATTGAGTAATTGCATCAATACTAAGGTTATCTAAATATCCAATAAAGCTACGGTCGCCCTGTGCTGCGTTGTTTGACGTATCAATATAGTCACCAATAATAACATCAGTACCACTATTAACCAAAGTACCTTGACCAACAAATCCGCCACCAGCATTTACGCCATTTACAATCCAACGCTGCGCTGTTCCTACATGCTCAAAACGAACATGATTCCATTGATTAAGTACTAAGGTTTCACCACGAGACGACTGAGCATTACCAAATGGAGGATAGTAAAATAATTCACCGGATGTTGCATTATACTCAATTCTCATATTATTGCCATCAAAGCTTATAATACGAAGGGCGTATGAGCTTGGGAATATTGTAGGGTAAATCCAAAATTCAATCTTATAACCTAGCAGAGATCCAGTTTGAATGTTGCCGCTGATGGGTCCGATGTTGTCTACATCTGAATAATTATCGTGAGCCAACGCGTCATCGCCAAACTTAATGACTGTTGATTTTGCAGCAGGCTCTGAGATACTTACGTTTGCTGAGCTATAAAAAGTTCCTGCGTTTACAACGTTAATTGCAGACACAACATTGTTTGCATTAGTTGTAGCAGTAGCAGTTGCGTTTACAAATGCTCCATTTGGTTCAGTAATTGATACTGAAGGAACTGATGTATAATACCCTCCGCCTTCATCTACGGTAATTCCAGTAATTTGTAATGATGTGTTAGAAGTAACTGCAGTAGCAGTTGCATTTGCAATAGATGGAGGTGCTATTGTTACTTGAACTGTATTGTTCGAATATCCTTCTCCATTGTTAACAACAGTGATTGCAGTTACTAAACCATTTTCAATAGTCGCACGAGCTGTTGCAGTAACCCCGCCCTGTCCTGAAATTGGGTTTCCGTTAGAATCCAAGCCAGGTCTGATATCAACTCCTTCAATTGACGTAAGAGCCGTTGTGTTAGCGAACAAGTTTGCGTCGACGAACTTGATAACTTTTGCTTTTCTTTGTGGTCCAAAATACCAACCTTTCAAAGTAAATCCAAGGGTGTACATAACACTTCTTCGTTCTGTAAAGTCACCTTCATAAATTTCTTCTGTTGTCACACTATTTAAAATAATAGGGACATCAATTGGATCTATGTTTGGGATAAGCTTTACAGTTTGAGTAAAGTCTGGTTGAAAAAATGGAATAATTTGTTCCATAATTTTTGCTGCATCTTCACTATACTTTGTCATAATAGATAAAGTAAACTCTAAATTATATGGCGCACCAACATATGTAAAACCACGAGATCCGTCTTCTTCAGCGTTTGATCTCATAATCTTTTGAGTTTGTCCAATTTTACGCTCTGGATCATAATTTAAACTTGTCATTTCAAAAGACATGCGAGGCAACGAAATCGCCGATTTACGATTAATGTTTGGATCTTGTTCTAGTCGTGCCAAAAACTTTTGCGCTGGACCATACGACAAAGGCACAATCATATCTTGGACTACTGTGCCATTAGACTTCGCTCTTTCAATCTTAATTTGATTAAAAATTGTACCAAAAACGGCTACATACTTTCTTGTTGTTTCGTTATAAAAATAATTTGCTATAGCCATTAGTTGTTATCCTGAATATCGATCGTTTCGCTAAATGGATCAATCTCTGAGAAATCTATAATATCGTCAGCGACTTCTTCAAAGTCTAAGTTATCTGCGCCATCGTCCAAGTCATCCAAAGCTTCAAGTGTAGTTGCTGAGTCAAAGTTTTCTTCTGCATTTGCATAGAATTCATCAATATTATCTCTACCTGTTTCAAAACGCTCGCCAGAGTACTCAAACAATTCACAGCGCATGTCATATACTTGTAATGCGCCAGTTTGATAGAATACACTTTCATGCTCAACAAATTTAATTTCAAACATTTTTTCATTGAGCGGGAAGTAAATTAAGTCGCCTTCTTTAGGTCGTACAATACTTTGCTTATCTTTTGTAACAAATCTTTCAAATGTTCGTATAGCGACTGTAAATGTAACAGAGTCTCTAATTTGAAGTCCAAACCGAGACATGAAATCGCCTTCGCCTTCAAATCCATCGACGTTTTTAACATACACTTCAAAATCATATGTTTCATCAAAAAGTCTAAGATCATTTTCATTCAAAATTGCGTCAGTTCCATCTTCTAAGGAACTTGACAAGTAAATAATATCCAAGCCATACTGTTGAATTGACTCAATTACAAGATCGTCAATTAAGTTTTGCTCGTATATATTATCATAATTTCGAAAGAATACGTTGGTTGCCATATCTTATCCAATAAAGTTAAATGTGAGTGGTTGAAGAGAATTAATTGCCTCTTCTTCCATTCTTTGTCGCTCTTCTCTTGCTTCTTGCAATATTTGTTCACCATTAAACGATACGCCACCAACTAACTGCATGTTATTAAACTTGGTTAAATTTGAACCCCAGTTTTCTTTTACTAAAACAGCAGCATAATTTTGTAACCAGCGATCACCCCACACATCAGGATAATCATCTGGATCAATTACGTCATATGCTTCGACAATTACATAGTTACCTTCTTTTAATTTGTCTTTATCAACGTCAAGATAAAGTTTATTTACGTGCTTATTATAACGAATTGGCGCGCGGCCAACAAGAATTTCTTGCATAAACTCAATATGCTGAAGAGTCATATAGTAGTTTTGAAGATTATAACTTGTAAGATCGTGAAGATTATTAAGTACAAATTGGTATGTAACATTAAACATACCTTGTCCTGTAGAGGTGTTTGAATTAAAACGGAATACTCCTTGAATACCAAGTAAACCTTGAGGAAGCGTAATGTATTTGTTTTCTACGTCATCAGCTGTTAATTCATGTTTTAAATAAACGAGTTGGCTACCATTATAGTGGTAATCGCGCCAAAATGAAACTGCTTCATCTACGCGATCTTCGACCTGTTCATCCGATACATTGATTTGGATTACTGGTTGTCCTAATTTTCTGAGGATATAGTCTTTAAATTCGTCTCTTGATGCTGGCTGAGCCATTGGATTTCCCCATTGTGCAATGCTTTATTGTTTATTTATAAAGAATGCAACAAGGCCCAGATCAATTTCTTCTTTCAATGTCTTCTTCTGATAAGATATCGCCCATCCATACCTCAATTACCTTGCATGGAGTTGAACCAATGTTGGTTGCAAGATGCCATGTTTTGCGCGGTATGTCAATGCTTTCTCCGGTTTTATAAACCTTTGAAGTTTTATAACCATTTGGAAATTCAAGAGTCATTTCTAAATTACCATCAACAATATGCCAATGTTCTGAACGACTAAAATGGCGTTGATCGCTTAAAGCTGCATATGGATTAATTGATAATTCTTTAACTTTCCAATGACCGTTTGAGTCGAGATCGCGGTATTTGCCCCATTTTCTTTCTGTTTGCGGTTTGTCCCAATTTGATAAAATCCAACTTGAACTATTCTTTTTGTCTTCTCCGCCAACTCCAAACACAAACTCAACATCATCAAAAACCATTTCTGGAATATTATCTTTAGTGCGGTCACCGCCGTTGGCAAATACAATTTCTGAATTACGAGGAAACATATCCTTTACATGTTCAATTGCTTTAATTGCGCTATTATCGTCATCGTTAAAACCAAATGCATTGCCAACACATTTAATATTTTCAACAATTGAACGTCGCTCTTCAAATGGCATAAATGGTCTACCTTTTTTACGCGTAAGCCATTCATCACTATTTACGCCAACAACTAAAATATCACCAAGTTCTTTAGCTGCTTTAAAATAAGCAATGTGTCCTGAATGAATCGGGTCAAATCCTCCGGTTACAACAACTACTCTCATTTTCTTTGGTCCTTCATCATATATTTGTAAATAAAGTTTTTTTGTTCTGGTGCTTTCATATTCCTTTTAAGCTTTGCTATTTGAGGATGCACCCACCAGTCTTCATAATTTTCTGTTTCAGACATTGCCGCGTCTGGCACTATAAGAACATAACCAATATCAGATAATATTTTTCTTGATTCTTTTCGAAGCTCTGGGCCCCACCAACAAGCATTATGCTGAAATTGAATTACCATAAATTCATGAGTATTAAATGGAATCTTTTTTAATGTTTCAAATGATGCTCCTTCTGCATTAATGCGTAAAAAGTCTGTATAAGTTTCCACACAATTCATCTTAAAAAATAGTTTATAATCTATTTGAGCCGCGTCTGCGTTTAATATTTGAGATTTGCGTTTACGAGAATGTTGATAGCAGAATCGCTCATCATTATCAATAGATATTCCACTCCATTCAAATTTTTCTTCAAGCAAAGCAGTATTATTAAAAACATATGGGTCGCCAGATCCTATTTCAATAAATGTGCCGTTTCTTTTTCCATCAAGAACAGATAAGACAAACATATCCTGAAAATGCCTAGAATAATTTTTATCGACTTCTTCTATTCCTGGGAAAGAAAACTTATAATCTTCTATTTGATCTCGAGTGTATGAGATAGTGCTTGGATATCCTGATTGTTTGATCCAACGATCAATCATAATTTCATGATCTTTATCATGCTTTGTTTTAAATTTAAAATTAAATAGATAGTTTTTAGAATTATCAGAACCTTCTACTTTCCATTTAGAAACAGCATGCACAAAATCGAGTTGCCATTTACCTTTGTATTCTAAATCCGAATCTATTTTATCAAAGCTTTCACACCCAAGGCCTTGAGTTGATATAAGTAGTGCTTCTTGCCATTCATGGCGATCTGCAAGCCATTTAGAATAAATGTAATAGGCTTCTGGTCTTTCTGGCATTGCAGTAAGAGCATGCCTAAAAATGCTACGAGCACTAATATCTCGATTACTTTCGCGATGATATATTAAAGCCATTCGAATAAGAGCTTTGTATTGAATAAATCTTTCTTCAAATACAAGTTCATTACTGTTTTCAGCAGCTCTCATATAGAATGTAGCTGCTCCAGCACCTTGCTCTAATTTATCATATTCACAAGCCAAAGCATACAGTTTATACGCATTTTGATGATCTAATACTACATCATTCAATAACTGCTGAATCATTATTCACCTCTCAAAAAAGACATAAAAACATCTTGTGGCATACGTAATATATATGAGCAATTGTCGCACACACCAAACGAAATTAGAATGTCATTACCATAGAATGCCGCGCCAACTGCAAATTCAACAACATAGTCAGTACTCTTTGCATGATCATAAGCATTACCCATAAAGTAAAACGGAACTGAGCGGTGTACTACATTCCAATCATTGTCAAATATTACAACACGATGTTGATAACTACCATCTTTACGATTAAATGGATCCTTATATAAACTTGTTTCGTGAATAAATGCCATTTGTTGGTTTTCATTTATTCTTAAAACTTGCGATCCACCTCTCATATCAGGCATAAAATTGTATGTTTTTTCTGGATCACATACTACATCTTCAGTTGTTCCATTTTCAATATCAAATTTTACAACTTGAACTGGATTACACCATTTGATAAAATGGTATGGCATATCTAGAATAGGCATCCAATTTTTTTCGCAATAACTACCATCACCATTTGGAGCTGGAATTGGAAACCGACCTACTTCTTTCCATTCACCGTCAATAAACTCAACTTCCTGAAGTTCCATGCGACCTTTGCCTTTATCGTCATAGCAATCGCGACGAACCCCACAAAGAAACATTCTACCTTCCCATTCAAATAAACGAGCATCTTCAAGTCCAATAAAATTCCAAGTAGGTTTAGTGTCAAATTCTGAAGTGTTTACACGGCCGGCTGTAACTAAATTCATATCTGAATCAAGCTCAGTAATAATGTTTGTGGTTTTAAGAGCTACATCATTCTGTGGGTGAATATAAACTAAAGGACCCCAAGCATGTGGAAACTTTTTAGACTCTGAATGGTAAAGGATGTAGTTAATATGCCGAATATTAACAAGAACTTTTCCTTCATGCACATATACAGAAGGATTCATAATTCCTTGTTCGTTTCCAACTATTTCTTTAGGGATTATGATCGGGTGTAAAGATCCGCCTCTTTTAAGAGCGTATGTAGTCAGGCCACCCATATGCAAATCGTGCATTGGTCCTCCATAATAAAGTCATAATAAAAAAAGGAGCCCTTATCCTGTAAAGGCTCTCTTTGAAATTTGATTTTTTTCAATCTTACGAGCAATAGCTGCATCAATTTTTGCCATTTGCTCATCTGAAATAACTGCTTCCAACCAATCAATAATATCACTTGAAGTTACATCATCAGTGGCAATAAAATCTGCGGCGGCCGTACCCGATGGATCTAAATTGGTAGTACCGACATAAGTAGCAACATTGCCACTTATATCAGTTCCTGTTTTTTTCCAAGTCACAGACACAATAGCATCTGTAAGGACATCGTTATCGTTATTTACAGTGTCCTTTGTACCAATTTCAACAACTTTCCAGGCGTACGTTGTAGACATTAGGTTGTTTCCGTATTAGCCGTAGATGGTGCTGGTGTAGTGTTACTTGATGCCCAAGGTAGTGATTCAGATGAGACTTCATCTTCAAGCTCGAGATCAATCTGCTTCTGCAACTGCTCGTTAATATGTGATAGATAACCTGCGTCATTTTCAACAACATTGCGAATCCAACCAATTACAGTTGATTCTGTTAAGCTGTTAAAATCTGTAAAATCATCTTCACCTACTGCAGCTGCAGAAAAAGGCGTTGCGCCAGACCAACTTGCGACGTTGCCGTCTTCATCTTCGCCTGTGATAGTCCAATATGTATTACAAACAGCGTTACGTAAAGTGACTCCATCATTGTTGACTTCGTCTTTAACTTTTAAACGCTCAACTGCATATGTATAAGTAAAAGCCATTTTAGTTCTCCGTTTAGTTCTAGGGGTTATGAATTATTTATTCATTTGCTCTATTAACATTTTAACCATATTTTCTAATTTGTCAATAGTTTTTTGTTGCTCATTAATTTGCTCTTGCTGTTTATTTATCTGTTCTTGTTGTTCTTCAATTTGAACCTGCTGTTCCTTTGTAGCTTCAATAAGAAGACCGACCATATTTCCATAACGAACCGATTTACGTTCTTTACCAGTCTTCATATCTTCAGCATCTACAACAACGCCAGGAAGAACCTTTTCAACTTGTTGGGCTACAACACCAGTATATTCGCCTTCTTTGTCGATATAGTTATATGTAATACCGTCAAGAGTCATGAGTTTTTCTAATGGATTCTCAATGCGCTTAACA